CCGATGGTGACTGGTGGATCTGCACCTACGACGAGTACATAGACCGCTACAGATCATTACACGACATGACAGATCAGTGGTTACCGGAGTGGAATTGGTGAAACTTCAGGAGCGCGACCAGAAGATCAAGCGGCTTGCGAAGCTACATCGCAAGATCGCCTTCTTTGGTACCCCTGAAAATGACTACATGGATTCCGGCCTATGGACGTTCCTGAAGTACATCAGGACGAAGGACGAACACGACCCGATCAACCCGGTCAAGCCCCTCCCTGTAGATCCTGAGACTGGTAAGATACTCGCATACATCCTGACAACCTTCCACATGCTACTGAGATACGATCAGATAGCGATTCCCAAGTCTCGACAGATCATGCTTTCGTGGATCATGGCAATCTGGAACATCTGGCTTGCAAGAACGACGAAGCATGGAAACCTGATGTGGCAGTCCAAGAAAGAGGACGACGCCGCAAAGATGGTCAGCATGGGCAAGGACGACGTGCAGACAGCGCGGATGACGTTCCTTGAGCTAAACCTGACCAACCCGGACGGCACCCCGGCGACCTGGCTGTCCGATCCGAAAATACTCAAAAACAAAGGGATCGCGTACAACAGGGTTTCGTATCGCAACCATACAAACATATTCGGGGTGCCGCAGGGCGGAGATCAGGTCAGGCAGAACGTCGGGACTATGATGACGTTCGACGAGGCTGCGTTTCAGGATGCGTTCGGCAAGGCGTTTGAAGCTGCTCAACCGGCCCTTCAGGGCGGGGGGAGGGCTGCATATATATCCTCTGCGGCCCCTGGGTACTTCTGCGACCTTGTGAACGACTACGATGGGTACAGGGATGGGGCCGATCCTCCGTATGAGGACATGAGCTTACCAAAAGGCATGAAGGTGTGGTTTGTTCGCGGCGGCATACCCGTATTGCGGATTCACTACACGGCCGATCCGCACAAAGACCCCGACCGATTAGGGGCGGAGTGGTTCAAGACGGCCGCCGCTCGTTACGGCGGGATTCATTCTGCGGGTTGGCAGCAGGAAATGGAGATCAACTGGAAGGTCGCCGGGGGTTCCCCGGTCTTCCCGCAAGCTCAGGATGCTAGGTGGCCTGCGATCATCCCCGCACTGGAAGAGGACTTCGTAAAGAAGAACCTCCACCTGATTGTCGGGTTCGACTACGGGTCGGCCAATGATCCTTCAGTCTACGAAGTGATCGGGATAGACGAGGACGGCAAGCTCTATTCGGTGTGGGAGTGGTACAAGCACGGGGCGCATTATAGGGAAGCGGCGGAGGCGATCAAGGCCGGGCCATATTTCGATCTGGTCAAGGGCCGCCAAGTCGCGGACTCAAACCTATGGGCCTTGGACCAGCACCGCGACGGGCAAATCAAGTCAGTGGCGCAATTGTTCGCTGAAGAGGGCGTTCACTTTATTCGGGGGAAGAAGGGGTCGCCGTCTGCTGACGTGCGCGTTGAAGAGATGATGCGCGGGCATTACTGGGAGGACTTTGACAACCCTAAGGCCTTCTTGACGCTCGCCACCCCGAAGCTAATTGAGTGCTGCAAGATACTCCGATGGGAAGAACATCGGTCAGAGGCCACGAAGGCCCGATCACATTCGCCGCTGAAGATCGTCCACAAGAACAATGATCCGTGGGATGCGTGGAGCTACCCGATTGACCTCATGATAAAGAACTTCAAGCGCCCCGCAATCAAGCTCCCCCCGGACTCCTACAGGGCGGTACGGAATCGTATGATTAAAGCAGATAAAAAGGCCAAGTGGGCGCGAGGAAATGTAGGGGCGTTATGATCTGGGAAAACCAACTAGAAGAAGTCAAGGGCAAGAAGGATAAGCGCGTAGCCAAGTGGCGGCGTAGGATCGACCGCGCAATTAAGAAACGCAAGCCCCATGCCGAAGCCTGGAAGAAGATTCGGGACTACATCTCGACTAAGGGATCTGAGTTCGACAACGACGAGGGGATTGATTGCCCGCGAGTCAATAAGACACGAGCTTTTAGGAATAACCGCGTGTCCGGGTTCGTGTTCAAGAATCCGAGAGCTATCGTGAGGCCGGTGGGGCAGAACGGGTACGAGCAGATTGAGGTCATGGGGCAGAATGGCCCAGAGATGGTCCCCCGCTACCAGATTGCGGAGCATCTTCTGAACTTCGTCATGTCCCAAGAGTCTATGGGGGCCGACAGGAAATCTAGACGCCTTGCCACAAACGGCGTAGAGTCTTTGGGCGTCTCCAAGGTCGGATACAGGGCGGATTTTGCCAACGGGAACGAGACGAATCGGACGTTCGCATACGACGATGAGAGGCAGGAGTGGAACCGCGACCCGTCTTTATCTGGCGAAGCCGACTCCAGGGGCGTACCTGGAAACCTCATTCCCGCCCCAGAGGAATATGGCCGGGCTTATCCACTCGCCCCGACTTCGGAGTCGTGGTTCTGGGATATTGTCAGTGCTGAGAGGATGCTGTACGACCCGGACGGCGAGAACGAGTTTTACGATCACGACTGGGTGGCGTGTGAGTATTACTGGCCGCTCAAGAGGATTCAGAAGAACAAGCGGTTCAAGGCGTCTGTCAGAAAGCAAGTCACGGCCACTGTAAAGGCTGACGACTTCTCTGAATACGACATGAAGACGGCCGGTGAAGATGGATTAGACAGGGATGAAGAGTACGGCAGGGTCTTTGAGATTTGGGACATCCGCAACGAAGAGGTCTTGTGGTACGCCGATGGCTGCCATGAGTTCCTTGCGATAGAGAACTATCCGATGGGCGTGGATCATTGCCCCTACACACACTTTGCTCCAGACCAAAACGACGGCGAATGGCTCCCGCATCCGATAATGTCCGACTTGGTTCCGATCAATCAGGAGATCGACAAGCTCCACCAGCTAGACCTTCAAGCACATCTGGGAAACATCCCGAAGTGGGGCTACGTCGAGGGGGACATAGAGGACGACCCTATGGACGTTCTAATGTCTCCGGTTCCGAACGAATGCGTGAAGTTCAATGCCAAGGTAGCCGGTCGGGCAAGGGAGGCGCTGTTCGGCATCACGCGGCAGTTCACACCGCCCGACACGTACATGAGATACCAGCAACTAGAAAAAGACTTTGACGAGGTAGCGGGGCAGTCTTCGGAGTCCAGGGGCAGGGCATCATCTAAACTCGCCACCGGCATCAACGAAATCTCACAAGCCAATAGGGTTCGCGAGGACGACTGGAGAGCGCAGTTCGCGGCCTCACTGAAGGCCACCTACAAGAAGATGCTGGACTCCATACAGGCGAACATGGACGTATCTACGGCAGTCGCTATCGCCGGTAAGGACGGGGAAGAGTTTGTAGCGACGATTACCCCCGAGATGATCGTGGGCGACTTCGACGTTTCGGTAGACATCGAGGACATGATGCCCCGGTCTACGGACATGGAGATTGCGGCGATCGAGCGAGCGATGGCCCAGTTCGGGCAGTACCCGCTATTAGCTCTCGTCCCCGAAGTCTCCGGGCCGGTCCTCGACAAGCTCCACATCAACTCCGCCTCCATGCGAGAGGGCTTGCAGAAGATGGCGCAGGCATGGCTACAGATGCAGATGGGTCCGCCGCCCAACGAGACGGATGTAAATGGCGGGGCTGCACCCGCTGGCAACTTCGGGGACTTGGCCGCGCAGAACATGGGGGGTGCAATGTAATGCCCCTCTATGACTACAGGTGTGAATGTGAGCAGCGAGTCCTCAACGTAGAGCAAGGGATGAGCGATCCGCATGTCTATCTGTGTCCCCGATGTGGGAATGAAATGGCGCAGGACTTCTCAGACTATCAGCCGCCGCGTATCATGGGCGACTTGCCCACGACAAGTTGGCTTGCTGGCGGGTACTTCGACTCTCAGTTGAACGCATATATCGAGTCTTCGGGCCAGCGCAAGGATTTGATGGAGCGCCAGGGGCTTGAGGACTTCAGCATGGAGCCTGAGCAATCAGGGATGCACCAGGAGGCAGAGTACATAAGGAAACACGCCCCGAAAAGAGAAGCGGGCGGGGCGATAAACATGCTCGCAGAAGAGACTAGAGCGAAGATGGACGGGCGATACGTCGATTCAGTCATCGATCCAGTGATCGACAAGGCTGTCGGCTCGCTCTCCGATTAAAACAACGGACCTGGGCCAACCTTAGGGAGCTTGGGCAACCGGAAGGATAGCGCGATGGAAGACAGCTTAGAGACGCAGCTTGACGAGGCTCTTGATGGAATCGAGTTTGAAGAAGCGACCGAAGACGAGGTGGCCACCGAGTCTGAAGACGCCAATCTTGAAGCCGCACCAGACGAGTCCGAGGGCCAAGCAGATCTGAGTGAACCTCCGAGCGATCCCTACGACACGTTCGGTAACAGTGGCAACTTCAACGACCTGCCCGACGGTCCAGCCAGGGAGCGAATGCTTCAACTGTACCGTGAGTTCCAGAGTCGTTCCGAGAGGTTGGCTGGTTACGAACGCAGGGAGCGGAAACCTGAGCCGCCAAAACAGGTAGAGCCTGACGGACCGCCGACTATCGACTTCACGGCTTCCGATGAAGAGATACAAAAGCAGTTCCAAGAGGGTATTAAGTGGGCAGCGAAAGCCGGTGCTGACGAAGTGCGGAAAGAGCTTGCCCCGATTCAGGATCAGATGTCTCAACGAGAGACGGCGGACAAACAGGCAGCCCTCTACAATCATCTCACAGCGAAGGAAGGCTACACGCCTGAGATCGAGGCGAAGATGGCCGAAGAGATGTCTCGCCATTTTGACTCCGTTACCGGACAAGTCAACCCACAGTGGAAGGACATCATGACGACCCCCGAGGGGTTGGACATGCTGTTTGAGAACATCTCCCTGAAGTATGGACAGACAAAGACACAAGATGAGGCGGCCAAGCGGAACGAAGCGAAGCAGCGGACACCAGCCCCGGCAAAGACAAAGCACGGGGAGTCGATGACGCCAGCAGAGCGATTCGCTGACGCTGACCTCGATGATGTATTAGACTCAGCCATTAGCGGAATGCTATAGGCTTAGGAGGTGAAGGATGGCACTCCCAAGTGCTTCTAGTGCCGTCACCCATTCCTATATTACTAGTGCGATTGCGTCTACGAAAGACGCATTGCATCAGTCTGGAAAGTGGCGCGACATTGTTTCAAAGGCCAACCCCACATGGGACTGGCTAAAGCGGAAGGGTCGGATTGACTACGACGGCGGGCGTCAGCTTGCTATCGACGTTCTCTATTCGACCGACGACGTTCCGGTTGGCTCGTTCTCCGATATGGACGAACTGACCATCTCGCGCCCCGACGGCGCATCCGAAGTGTATGACAGGTGGGCGCAGTACCACTTCCCCGTCATTATCTCCGGTCACGAAAAGAACATCAACGGCGGAAAGGCCGCCAAGACGAAGCTGATTAAAAACCGCTTCAAGCAGGCGATCAAGGCTTCTGCCAAGAAGATGTCTCAGGACACATGGGATATCATCGGCGGCTGTACTCTGGGTAGCGATACCTCTGGTACGGAGATCACGACCGGAAACAGCAACAAGAACATGAAGTCTCTTGCCCTGCTCGTCCCTCCGACCGCGACTGCCGGTGGCTACAACAACGGCGACCTGTACGGCATCGCTGCGGCGGAGACGTATTGGGCACCCCAGAGTCACGACTTTGCTGACTCTGCCTCTGTCCAGGTTATGGTGGACAGCCTTCGCAACCTGTTCTTGAGTTGTGCAGAGTTTGGCGACGGCCAGGGACCGGATCTTGCGATTGGTGACTATACGTCCTACGGGTTGTATATCGCCGCGCTGGACACGAAGGTTCGCTATACGCAGGTTGAAAAGGGCGACATGGGTTTCCGTGGCGTTATGTGCAACGGCGCGACCCTGTTCCCCGACACCTACGTTCCCGACCCCGAAGCTGGAGCGAACTACGGCTCCCGCGCTAACGGGGCGATCTACATGCTCGACACTGACCACATTTTCTTGGCGTACTTGGCTGGTATGGATTTCAAGCCCGGCCCCGTCCAGATGCCCGTGAATCAGAACATCGAGGTTGTAAACCATTTCGCAGAGCTTCAGCTCTACATCGACCACCGTTCCTGCCACGGCGTGGCGTGGGACATTCCGACCGCATGGGACTAGGAGGTGAGATAAATGACACACATCACTGATGTTCGTACTACCGGTGCCATTGAGCACTGGGGGGCTTACGGCACATTCAAGACCGCCGGTGCAGTCACACGCGGCAACGTGGTGGCTATCAATTCCTCGGGCAACATCACCGCCGTTGCGACGGCGACCCTGAACATGGTCATCGGCGTTGCGGCTGAAAGTGCCGCGTCCGGCGGTACGTGCAATGTTTTGCTGATGGGATACTGTGACTATCTCGTCACCGCTGACACCATCACCGCGCCATCCGTAGATGACGCAACAGACGACTACTTCCTTATTGCTGTGGACGGCGGCGGCGTTGCTGGTCGGTCTGCCACCGAGTTGGGTGGTGTTGCCGATCTTGAGGGC